GTTGTTGTTGCTGATTTTGATATGGCAAATATGCGTTATATTTATGATTCGGTAACGGGATTCGACGCAGTAGGAACCATATCCACTGAAGGATATTCCTCGTCAACCTCCTCGATACAGCGCTATAGAGAACAGCAGACACTTGCCGGTACTACAGAAAATGTGCTGGATAGAGCGACATACGTGTCCGGGACAATTAATGTTTGGGATGCATCTTTTGCAACAGCATATACAAGAGGAACAGATTTTACATCTGTTGCTGCGAGTGGATCAATTGCAAGAATAACCGAGGGGAGTATCGACGATGGTGCCACTGTTATTGTCGAGTATAATCATACCTCTACGGTATCGGCTGTATTTGGTGGTGGACAGCTTGCAGATTTTGAAGCTGAGTTAAAATTAGTCCATGAACTGGATGGTGGAAAGGTTTTACAGTTTAAGGGGTTTAGGGCAAAGCACATTGGTGCTTCGGACATGGTCATTGCGATGGCTGCGGAATTCGCCGGAATACCTATGACATTCCATCTATTAGGTGATCTGACAAAGAATCCGGGGAAGCAATTATTTGAGTTTAGTTTGGAGAGTTAATGAAATGGGAAAGACGGAAAAAGACCGGGGTGAGTTTATAACACAGACCCAGGGCGAAAGAAACACAGGGGTATTAGCGTCATGGCTGCCAAGATGGATTTGGTCGTGTGCTGCTAATTTTGATACAATCAGAATCGAATTTGAGACACAGCAAAAACGAGTTCATGATTTGGCTGAATATAAAGCTAAGGGGCGGGGTGCTGCTGTTATTGTTATGGCAGGGCCAAGTCTTACAAAGAATTTGCCACTTATGAAAGATTGCAAGATACCAATATTTGCATCGGAAACTATGGCATCGCCTTTAGCCTATCACGGTAGACCGCCCGAATATATTATGAATTATGATGGTGGGGCGGCCAGGTTGTTTTTAAACAATTATAAATGGAAAAATTCTACTATGATAGTTCATCCGGCTGCGTCTGCGCTTGTCATTAGATGGTGGAAATGGGAAAAGATTTATTATCTAACCATGCATGTACCACAACTTGAATCTAATAAGATTAGGCCGACATGGCAGCTCAATCAATTGATTGAATATGTTAATCAGTCGATGTATGGCAAGGAATTCTTTGAAACTATACAGCCGTTACTTTATCCGTATATTACGGCGAGGATTCTTAATGCTGGATGTGTTGCAAATAATGCGATTCAGGTTGCTCACTTTATGGGTTATGATCCGCTGTTTTTAGTGGGTTGTGATTTTGGTTATCCGGAAAACACATCCCGGACTCATGAATATACAATACCCCGGCGCTTTCCGTTAGAACCAGAATGGATTTGGAAAAAAAGATGGGTTGGTATTGAGCGACCCACAGTAGAAGAATTACCAAGAGATGTCTTTATGGCAGACAATGGTATTTTAACTACAGAAGAGCAGGTGGAATATAAAATTGCGATGATGAGTGTCTATAAAATAGATAGACCTCAGTTAATAGATTGCAGTGAGGGAATTATAAGCGAATTGCCAAAAGCCAATTTTGCGGAGGTAGTGAAGAGAAATGGAACAGGATATGAGGGACAATACAGAACTGATGCAGAGATCAACAAAATCGTTAACGATTATTACAATCGGATCGAAAAAAATAAAACTAAACGAGATGGCGATAGGAAGGACGAAAAAGTTTGCAATCCTATTGACGGATAAGGTTGACGATTTAAGAAACAAACTTCAGCTACCGACCAGAAAGGGTAAGATAAAATGGGATAAGCTTGATCTTTCAATATTGATTGATGAAAAAGGAGAGGTCATATTCCGAGAATTGACTGAGGTATTGAATTTTTTATTTGAATATAAGAATGATAACTATGAGCCGTTAACTGTGGAATGGGTTGAAGAGAATATGTCAATTAGAATCTTAAAAGAGATTTTATTGGAAGTGGCAAATCAAAGCGAATTAAGCTGGCTGCCCCCTTTTTTTCAATCAAGGTTCCAGGAGCTGTTGATGACGGGTTAAAAACCGACGTTCAGATAATAGAAATCTATTTCACTTTCATGCAATTATTCCCTGCCTATACTATTGCGACAATAGAGCAAGATTTATCCTGGCGTGAGGTGAAAGAATTGATGCAAATAAGCAACGAAAAAATTACCACAAAAACTCGAATTGATCGCATAGAATTAATGATAGAAAAATATCTAAAAATTACTTTTGGTGATCAGAAGCATGATGATAAGACTACGCTGAATATATTGCGAGGATTGGGATGGCTATAAAAGTTGGAGATTTAGTCGCTTTTTTAAGACTTGATAAATCAGGTTTTACGGATGGGTTAAAAGGTGCTGGGGCTGAAACCTCAACTCTACAAAAAGCCACAGATAAATCTTTCAAATTAATAGCAAAGGCAGCGAAGGTTGCGTTTTTGGCGGTAAGTGCTGCGATGGTTAAATCTGTTGTCGATGCCACAAACTTTGAAAAGCAAATGGCAAATATTGCAACCATGTTGAGCAAAAGCACCATGCCCATGCTTGGCAAATTTGGAAAAGAAATCCTAACAGCCAGTAAAGCCTTTGGAGAAGGAACTAAAACATTAACTAAAGGTTTATATGATATATTGTCTGCAAGTATTCCGGCTGATAAAGCGATGGGTGTTTTGAACACATCCCTGCTTGCTGCTAAAGCTGGCATGACTGACACTGGGGTGGCGGCGGATGTTATTACCACTTTACTTAATGCTTATAGCCTGGAAGCGGAAAATGCTGCCTATATTTCCGATGTGTTGTTCGCCACAGTTAAACGTGGCAAGGTTACCTTTGGTGAATTAGCCGGAACCATGGGAACCGTGGCCACCCTTGGATCAAAGGCCGGGGTAAGTGTGGAAGAGCTCGGGGCGATGATGGCCGTTTTGACCAGGAATGGTTTGAGTAGCGAACGAGCAGCAACAGCTTTAAGAGGTGCAATAACCGGATTATTAAAACCAACGCAAGAAGCATCAGATATAGCTAAAGAATTGGGAATTGAATTCGGATTATCGGCTATTGAAGCACATGGATTCGAAGGTGTGATGGATGATTTGGCTGATCTGCCGGCAGATGTATTGACTAAATTATTCCCGAATGTCCGTGGATTAACAGCTGTGATAACTGCTGCTAGTGGTATGGGCGATGAAATGAAAATCTTCACTGATATTCTTGCTGATGGTAGCCCTACCATGGAAGCCTGGGAAAAACAATCTGGAACTATGCAGGTTGCGTGGGATCGGCTTAAAGCTACCCTTAAGGCTGTTAGTATAAATATGGGTAATGAATTATTACCGACAGTCAAGGATATTGTTGATGCATTCCGGCAGTGGTTGGATGAAAACCAAGATAGATTTATAAAGTTTGCTGAAGATTTATTAGAAACAATAACCAATCTTGTAAAAATAATCGTAGAGTGGAAAGATGTTATTTTTGCTGCTGCTGTTGCGATAGGAAGTTTAATGGTAGCGCAAAAAGCGGTTGTTGCTATTAAAGCGTTAAATTTAGCTTTTACATTGGGGGCAGGGCCAATAGGTTTAATTATAGCAGGATTAACCACTTTAGTATGGATAATAACAAAAGTCGTACAAGCATCTAAAGAATTTAAAGAAGATCAACAAATATTATCTGAAGCATTAAAGGGCACTGCTAAAGATATAGATACTTATTCCGATGCACAAGAAATATTAAATAAGAAATTGGCAATCGCAAAAAAAGAATATGATAATATTGCTGATGCTGTTGTTAATGGTATTAAATTGGGAGAAATGCAGAGAATCGGGAAACAAAACCAAATTAATCAAATAGAAAAAGAAATAAAAATAGTAGAGGAAAATAAAAAAGCAAGATTGGCGGCTGATACAGCATTAGAATTGGCAGCACAAAAAAGAGCCAAAGCAGAATTAGAAGCAAACATAGCTACGCAAAAAAGACTATTAGAAGAAATAGAAGCAGATGAAACCAGAGAACAGGCGGCTAGGGATGCGGCAGCGGCAGAACGTCAAAGATTAGCTGCTGTTGAAGGGGTTATGGCGGCAATCCGTGAAGCGCAGCTGAGTGAAGAGGATAGAATAAAAGCTCATGAAATAGCATTGCGAAAATTGGGAATTGCAGAAGCTGATATTATTGAATTCTTAAAAATCGAATATGCAGATTATTATAAATTAAAAGAGGCAGAAGAAAAGAAATCCACAGAACGGGCGGCTGAGTATAAAATAACTATAGATGGTGTTGCTGAATCAGAATTGAAATTAGCGAATGATACATTAATAAGAACAAAAGCAACTGGAAAACAAACAAAAGCAACTGAAGATGCAACGGATGCTAATTTTGATATGGCAGAATCTTTTAAGAATCTTAAAAAGGAAGGTTCTGGATGGAGTGATTTTCTTGCTACTTCTTTTACTGCAGCTTTTGAAAGTGCTTTTGATATTACAAAGACTATGAGCGAAAATATTAAAAGCGCAGTTAAAGATTTATTTTCTGTTATATTGAAAGCGATTGGACAGCAACTTATTATAGCTGCTGTTGGATATGCTTTATTATTTCAATGGGGGAAAGCGGCTGCTTCGGTTGCTGGTAGTATAGCTGCCTTTACTGGAGCTATGCTAATTGAAGCATTGGAAAAGGGCGGATTAGTAGGAGAAAAGAAAAGAACAATACCTGGAAAAGATTCTGGAGGATTATTCCAGGGCAAACCAGGTATTGACTCAAATGTGGTAGCCTTAACCAGCGGCGAATATGTTGTGAATAAAGAGGCAACATCAAAGAATATGGATACCTTGGAAGCGATTAATGATGATGAAGGTAATGGTGGGATTACTATTAACCCCATGCCTGTATTAATACAAATAAGCGATAGAGAAGTGGGAAGGGCAATAATAGAATTTTTAACCGAAGAATCAGACCGGGGCAGTTTCAGACTTAATCCGAAAGTGATAAGGTCTAATATATGAGCATAAAACATTATAAATATATAAATGAAATTGATTTGGGGACTGTCTATAGTTACAGTTCTCAATTGGCTTCACTCCCTGCTATTAATGTTCAGAATTCTATTCTGTCAAAAGTATGGCGAACGGATAGTAATTTTGTTATTACTGGAAATAATGATAATTTACCATTTTTAGATACTTCAACTGGAACGGTTGTAAATTACGGAATACCATCTGGAACTTATACAGCGGCTGCCCTGGCAATCAAAATGGCTTCCGGATTAAATAGTGTTGGAGAATCAAATCATGCAGTAACCTATAATACATCTACCCATACATTTAACATTGCCCGGGCGAGCGGGACCTTCAGTTTGATGTTTGGAGATACCGATTATAAAAATACAACAGTGGCAGTAATAACCGGATTTGGGCAAGGTGCGAGTTTGACGGGTGCGGCAAATTATACCAGCACATCTTCAACTTTGGGAAATGAACATGAAATAATTATAAGTTTAACCGCAACTAATGCAGTATCATGTTTAATTATTGATGAGCATGATTTTAGCAGTACAGTATTAATAAGACTGAGGGGAACTGATTCGACTGCAACAGATTTTGATGGTGGTTGGAATATAACCTCGACAATTACCTTGATCTCTACGGTGGCCTACACCGAAGACAGAATATCAATTGAATTTACTGAAGCTAATTATAAAGCTTTGCAATTATATTTTTATGATCGAGATAAAAGTTATTCTGATATTGGCCGGTTGTGGGCGGGAACATATTTTTCACCAACCTATCAAGCAACGAATGTAATTTCATTTAGAAACAAAAAACTTGATCACAGATCGACAGTATTTATTAGCCAGGCTGGAGCTTCGTTTTTTGATAAGAAAGATCGGTTATTAGAATATACAATACCGACTCCAGTACTTGATCAATATTATGATAATGCAACAAAGATCGGATTCGAGAATATGCTGGATGAAGTTGGTAATGATAAGCCGTTTTATGTTTCGCTTGATAATAATGTTTCGACAAGTACTGTATATGTTTATTTATTAGGTGATCCAGTATTTAAAAGATTAAAAAATACCACTATGTTTAATTTAGGGGATTTAAAATTTAGGCAACAAAAATGAGTATAATGACTTTTGCAGGATTAATAAGTACTCCAGGAACCAAAAAGATATTTTTAGTTGAAATACAACCATCGCAAAAAATAACTGGTTGGGTTTTATATTCCGGGAGTATTTACAGATATGAAGTCGGCACAATTCATGTACAATCTATAACTGAGGATGGTGTAACCTTAACAGAAAAAACATCTATTGCTGCGATTGCTGCTGGGTCTTGGTATTACGATGGAACTTATATTTATCTGCAATCTACTTCCGGCACACCATACCAAAATATAATAGTAGCAAAATATAAACTCTATTATGGCACTGAAGCGAAAATATTTAACGATTATTATTATGAACCTTTTGTAGCCGGAATACCGAAAATAGTACAAGATAAACCTGAATTATATTGGGGCATATCAATAATAAGCAATGGGACAGTAAAGTTATATAATGATCGAGGGCATTTTGATAATATTTTTGAAAGCTATGCCTGGGAAAATGCCGAAATTGTTGTATTAATCGGCGGTGAAGATTTACCATATACGGAATATGAATCTCAATTTAACGGTAAAATTGTTAAAAAGTCTATGACAACGGGAGGGATTGTTCTTGATTTTGAAGATAGGAAAAAAGAAATTGAAAATAGTTTGCCATTAAACAGATTTACAAAAGCTGTATATCCTAATTTAGATTCTGAAGATGTTGGGAAACCTATACCTTATTTGTGGGGTACGTGTTATAGGGTGCCTGTTGTCTGTACGAATAGAGCGGAAGCTACCAGTACTTATAATTTTAAATTATGCGATACTTCAACACATTCGATTAATGCAATTTCAACTGTTTATGTAGAGGATAAAGAAGTTGCAGCGACATCCACTAATATGACAGCAGCAACCTTTAATCTGCCAAGCACCATATACACTTCCGGCGATGCAGTATCTGCAGATGTTATTGGATATATGAGTGGTACTGTAATTTCAAATCCAATAGATATTCAACAGGAAATAACTGAATTGCTAGGTATCGTTGATGGTGATTGGGATACTACAGCAAGGGCCGCAGCGAGGGCAGAGGCGGAGAATAATTCTGCTGATATAGGATTGTTTGTTGGAGAATATCAATCCGGCCTGGAGCTATCTGCCGATATAATGAAATCTATTATGGGCAATTTCTATACTAATAATGAAGGCGAATTTTCAGGATCGGTTTGGAATGTTGATATGCCTGCTGATCCGACATTAATTAGTGATATAGATATTAAAGATTTTAAAATGTGGGCAGTAACCGATGAGATAAGAAAAACTGTTAGATGTGGCTGGAGAAAAAACTGGTCAAAAGGAACTTATTCTTATGACCAAAATACAACCAGTCAAACAGAATATGTTTATGATATTAAAAAAACTAGGACGATACCTACCTTATTGAGTTCACAGGCTGGGGTTAATTTATTTTTGAGCCACATGGAATTGTTATACAGAAATGCAACCATAATGATGTCATTTAAAACCAAACTAGCATTAGCTGATAAAAATATTGGCGATAGATTTCAACTTTCTTTTAGACGCCGGCGGGCGGATAGTGATTATGATTGGTTGTCTGCGAAAAATGTAGAGATACAAAAGATTGAAAAAGATTTTGATAAATCTGAATATAAGGTAACTGTCGATGATTTGAAATCTGTGGGTGACCGTGTAGGGCACTGGACTGATGAAACTTTTACTTTTCCGGATTCAGTTGGTGGCGGTACGGCAACGGCATGGGATGATAGCTGGTCAGATGATAAAAAAGTCTATGCAAAATCGGCCTGGGGATTTTGGGTTGATGATGATGGATTTATTGATACCAGCGATGTTTCAACTTTGGGTTTTTCACTTTTTTGGTAAGGGGATAATATGGGATTCACAAGCAGTACAGTTTCGATTGGCGCTTCGACCAAAAAAAGCGATTATGATAACCTTCTTAATAACACACAATGGAATAAGGGTCGATTGGATATAGT